TGTCAACCATAGATCCATAACCTGCAGCTCTAATTTCTGCTAAGGTGATATTATTTTGTCTGTCTTTCTCATTTTCAGACATTTCAGCTTGTAGTTTTTGCTGCTCCTCTTGTGCTTTAGCTTGTAATTGCTGTTCTTGCATCTCACGTTGTTGTTGCATTTCTTGCTGTCTCATTGCCATTTGTCTTGTCTCAGAGTCTTTTAGTATGTCAGTAACTTCAGCAATTGAGTCAGCTTTAACAATGTTACCAAGTTCGTAGATACTTGCACCTGTAGTATTGTTTGTTAGTGCTAGTTGTTTAAGGTTCTCTAGTATAGCTCTATGGTTTGTTTTAGTAGTAGCAAATACATTAAAATCTCTAAGTAATAAGTCAGTACCATTAATAGTAAAATTGACTTTCTCAGCTTCTGTAGATATATATTGAAGTCTTATACTTGGATTATTACTATAATAGTACTGTGCTAAATCAGTTCTCATTTGATGAACTCTTGGCATCAAGTGATCTGAATGCTGTACAAAATACATTTCTGTTTGTGCATATGATTGCTGCATTGCTTGAACAACACCTGTAGCTGTTTGTGCAGATATAGCACCACCAAGACGTTGTGGATTTATACCTATTGCATCAAAGCACTGCTGCTTAAAATAATTAGCTAGCTGTATTCTAGACATCAATCTATTTGTTTGCTCCATATTTAGAGTCTGATAATGATTGAAGTTAGTTGCATTTTCTGTATTAGTAATAGATGTATCAAGCGGTAACATCTGAAAATCTTTCATTGCAACGTATGCTTTTGCATAGTTGTTCTTACCCCAATCTTCACCCATAGAGTGACGTGGTAATGCATTTTGATCAAACATAATTACTGTACCTAATTCATCTATTAAGATATCAGCAATCTGATTGTTAACCATATTATATCCTACTTGATATGCTTTCATTAAATCTACTAATGAAGTAGATCTAGTATTTCTATCAGAAAATACTCTACCCTCTACTGGTAATTTACAGCCGTATAGTGAATTATTTCCTTTAAATTGAAATGGCAATCTACCTGGCTTAGTTCTATCAATCCCAATATATATTGGATTAATATTATCACCCATAGTAGATCTCCACATTGCAGGTAGATTTGGACCAATCTTAACACCACCCCATACTTCATTAATCCATATCCAATCTATATGCTCACCTGCTAATAAGTTTTCTTTTGATTTATTTTTAAATATAGAAGTATCATAGATTGGTTTCTTTGTTATCTTGAAAGTTTCATCAACAATCTCTTGTGTAATTTCACCATCTTCTTCTATTTTAGTAAGATGCCCTACTTTTCTTTGAGTCTTCCAGTATATAGTAGATACTCTCATTAAGTTTCCTTCACCCCACATCTGTATGTCTTCTCCTTCATCTAAGATCTGACTTAGTATATCTCCACCTCTGGCAGGATCATCCCAATAGTTACTTACAAATCTTCTATACGGTAATCCAGGCATTTCAGTATTCCAAGCATGTGATCTTTCTGGATCATAGTATGCACCATCATTTTGATATCCGTTAACTTTATATTGTGCTGATCTAGCTGGATATATTTTTTGTAATGACTTAAGTTGTTTCTCATCCATTAAATATCCATATCTATCTACTACATCTGCTACAGTCATAAGATCAACTTTACCTACATAGTTAGAATCTGCTATGTATCTTTGATCTGGTGACTTCTGATAGAAAGTTAATACTGGATTCCATAACTCTACATCATAATCATCTTCTAACATACGGAAATGCCAGAACTCTCTATCAGCAATAAGCATATCTCTAAATGCTCTTTCTTCAAGTTCTTGCATTTTAAATCTTTCTTCATCTACTGCTAGTTGATGAGATGCCCATTCTTCTACCATGTTTCTGTATGACTTACTAAAGAAGTCTTCAATCTGTGGTAGTGTTTTTAAATTTTCAGGTGCAAGCTGTTTTACTGCTTCTTCAGATCCGGGGTCCATACCCATCTGAATCATTTTCTGTAATAACTGTGATTCAGCATCAGCAAGTAAAGCTTCTTCAACTTGAAACTTTTTTTGTTCTAACATTTCATTATATGAAATATCATCTACTGCTCTAAATTGTACTCTGGAATATCTTTTAGCAAACTCACCTGTTAAAACATTTATTACATTTGGAACTATTGGATAAAATTTTAGTTCCAAAGCAGAATCATTTTCTTGAGTTAAAACATCCATTAGATCTTTATACTCATTATCTGGCTCTACAATGTAATCTGATTTATCTATAATACCTTTAGCTAGCTTATAGTTCTTTAGTAGACGTCTAGCATTCATACGTAAAAACTCAATACCTTGTAGCTCTAACCAATCTAAGTTCCAAGCTGCCCAGTCATCTGTTTTTTGTGAATATGGTAAAAATTGTACTGGCTGAGTTAAGCTAGAAAATGTAGGTCCACTTTCTGCTTTAGCACCATTTTTAAGTTGCATTGCATTTAATACTCTCATCTATCTAATGTTTTTGAAGCCAGATCTCTTTACCTTGGTTGTTTTATATCTACTACTACGCCCAATATTTTTAAAGGGACTACTATACTTTAATTTACTTATTTTTTCTGAATTTACCAAGGATTTACTATCTGATTCACGCCTTTTAGCATATCCTCTATTTGATTGTTGTATCTTTGCAAATGCTATTAAAGCAGAAAATGCTACTAGTCTATCTACGTTTAAACCAGGATAATAAGCAGACATTTCTTTTAATAACATAGGATCTGGTATTCTTTCTATGCCTAATGTTTGTTTAAGTACATTACCTTCATTATCTAAATCTTCATCTATAACTTCTCTAATAAATTCTATAGCATATGATATTAAGTGGCTTTTAAATAATGTACCTGTATTCTTCCAACCATACTCTTGATACACTGTTCTATTAGACCCAAGATCTTTTAAAAATAATATCTGCTGTTTAGGCACTAAATATCTTTGTTTTTTTCTAGCAATCATGTGTTGTATAAATAAAGAAATGTTATTCTCAACAATAGTCCACGCATTGTACCACTCAATAATCATTTCTAATCTTTCATGTGTTTTATTTATATCATCATATCTTCCACACCATGAAGCTACTATTTTATCTTTTTCAATAAATTGTTCTGTCTCACCAAATTCATTAGTCCTAGATACTTCTACTGCATTTTTATAAACAAATATACTACACAATGAGTCTGACGTAGTAGTTTTACCTTCTGATACAGGGTCAATAGATGCATAGTACATTCCAAAGTCTGGCTTCTTGACAGGTCTTTCCCATACTACAATACTACCAGTTTTGTCTTGTGATTTTTTCTTTACAGGAAACTCACTTATAGGTAACTTAGTTGTACGCTTTGGTATTATACCTTGCTCATCTCTGTCTAATTCAATAAGCTCATAAGGATAAGTTTTTTCTTCAATCTTTTTTTGTTGCATACTTAAAATAGACTGAGGAAATATAGACTCTTTTCTATATGCAAATGCTTCAGCAATATTTAAAGGTTTCTGAGATATTCTTAATTGAAACTGCTCTGCATTTAGTTCTGTTTTCCATCTTGCTCTTTCTTTTTTTATTGCTTCTACTGCTTCATCTATCTCAGAGTTGCCGTATTTGTCCAAATAAGGTGGCATAGACCACTGTTCTGGAATAAATAGGCCTGCCATACCAATAGTACCATCAGCATCCATTAGATCAGTTTCTACAGCATATATATCATTAGCTGTAGGATTTAGTATCATATCTTTTAGTGGATTACATTGTGCTAAATCACCAACAGATCCTGCTGCTATAAACATACCTGTAGTTACCATACCTGATGACATTGCTGGTCTTAAATATTCATAGGTTTCCATCATCTTTGGAGCAATCCCCGCCTCTTCATGAAAGAAGTATGTACAAGGTCCACCTACACCGGTTGTGGCATTCTTTTCAAATGATGCACCCTGTATCTTAGATTTCAAACCTCTAGAAGTTTTTCTATTGTTTACTTTAACTTCTATTTGCTGTTGCCATAATAAAACTTTTTCTGGATTACTTGGTCTGTACCAAGCCGTATGCTCATTTAGAAAAGTCTTATACTCTTCTAAAAACTTCCATGATCCTTTATCATTGATATAATCTTTAAGTGATGCACCTATCTTACATATAGATCCTTCTTCAAACCAATACTGGTTTATAATTTTAGCCATATGAAAGTAAGATGATGCTATCTGCCTTTTCTTTAGTATAGCTGAATGTTGATTATTAAGTTCAGCCAATAGCTCATATAATGCCATATGATATTGTGCATCTCTTACTTTTGCAAATCCATACTTTTTTTCTTCTTTATCAAATATTGGTAAGAAGTTTAACCACATGTAATAATCTCTAGTAAGATACCACTGCTTATTACCACTCTTATATATTACACCATTTCTACATTTATTCTTTTGATCCTCCCAATATGCTGTAAAATCTTTAGATCTAAATGGTTTATTACAATAAAATCCTTGCTTATTAAATGTGCTTGCCTCATCATTAAATCTCCAAGCTACATTATCAAATTCATATTTGCCTGGCTCTTTGAAAATACTCTCTAAGTATTCTCTAAACTCCAAGTCATCTGCAAATGTAGTTTCAGTCCATTTACGTTTTTCATATGTAGGTATAACTCTACTCATATCTTAGTATAGCAAATACATCTCCTGCCTGGAGAAGTAAATGCTCTTCACCTTCATGCTTCATAGGAGTTGGCATAGCATGTTCAGCATATTGCACAACATCTCCAATACTTATCTCTTCTACTTCTGCACCTATACCTACAACAGTACCTTTGTACTCTTTTTTCTGTGCAATTTCTGGGATTATAATACCACCTGCTGTTTTACTTTCTGCAGTGTGTCTTTTGATTAGTAGTCTTTTACCTACTGGAATAATTATTTGTTTTTTCATTGTGTGGTTTTTTTAATATACTCTTGTTTATTTTTACTATTGTACCATTCTTCTAGGTGCTTATCAAAGTGCCATCTATAATCAAGACCTGAACAAAAGACTTCATCACATCTACTACACTTTATTATAGGTTTACACACTACATTTGGTCATATGCAAGTCCTGCACCACCACGCACAGAGCTTTGCTGTTCATCTTTCATATCACTAAATGCCCCTTTATAAGACTGTCTTATTTGCTCAAATTTTGCAGCAGCATTTACAAGTGCATTAATATTACCATCTCTTCCGTGCTCTATTTGTGTGGTTTCCATATATTTTGCAAGTCTATCAAGCATAGATTTTATACCTACGTATGCTCTATAAGTTGGTGTTTGATATAACTTCTCACACATATCTTTTGCATATCTAATAGCAGGATCTTCTAGTGATTCTTCTAGTTGAATTTCTTCTACTATAATATCTTCTTTTTGATGCTCTGGTAAATTAAAAAAAGGATTCATATCAGGATTAGGACAAGTCATATAGAATAAATACTGATATACTTTCATATGTGTATCAGGATATTCTTCCTTAATCTTTTTGAGAAATGGTAAAGTATAACAATGTTCAGTTAACACTACCTTATCATTTTGTATGTCAAATAATCTAACTATCATTCATTATTTTTTTAAGATCCTCATAACCTATTACTAGTATTACAGGATTGTTAATACCAGCTATACATACTTCCGTGTGACTTTCTTTAAACTTGTCAGTACCTATATGCCAATATTGTTTATACCAAACAATCATATCTAAGTCTATAGATATCTTAGTTTCTTCAAATCTGAAGTCTGTAGGTACTTTTGACTTCAATGACTGTACTGCTACAGCAGCTGTAAATTCTTTAAAATTCATATTAGTTATTATCTTTTAGCCACATTATAATAGAGTTTACCTCATCCTTTAAATATGGTAGTTCATATATTTTAATATCTTCAATAACTGGCTCACCATCTATATGTTCATTAATTGGATAACCATTTTTATCTTCACCAACTTGTTTAAATTTTACATGTTGTATAGTAAGCTTACCTATTTTATATTTTGGATTATGCTTCTTGATCATATATGCATACATACTAAGTTGTAAATTATAATGATTTAGATTACAATCATCCAAATGACTAATAGGATTGTACATTTTATTTGTAATACCTTCCCAATTAGTAAAGCCTTTTTCTTTTATTTCTTTATTAGTTTTATAGTCATTGATATTAATAACACCATCTACAACTTCTACTAAATCTGCTTGTCCACATACTCCTATAGACTTAAGATACACTAAATGTTCCGGATATACACCATTTTCTAACTTTTGTTTAGGTGCAATCTTAATACCATTAGAATCTGTAAGGGGTTTTATTATGGGTACTACAACACCATTTCTCTCTATAGTTTTAAAATCTAGCATATCAGCTTCTCTCTGATTATGATACCAGTTACCTAGCTTTATAGCTCTCTCTGTTTCACCATCCCATGCAGCTATAATTTCTTTTGGTGTCATACCATACCACTTAGATCTTTTGTTCTTAGATGATTTTTTAGCCTGACCATCTCTGTCAAACTTTGGTTTAAATTTACCTACTAATGAAGTCACACTTGTCCATTTGATATTATCTTTATCAATGCTTTCATATGTGTGTCCTTCTTCTTTAAATACTATTGCCATATTATATACTTATAGTTGTATTCCAATAAGACTGATCACAAGTTATACATGTAACTTGATCTTCATAGACATAATTAATCTGTATTTCCATCTTGAATTTGCTTATTTATTATTTCTTCTTGTTCTTCTGTAACTACTGCATCCCAAAAACCTTTAGGACACTCAGTAGACAGTGATCTAGTTTTGAATGCTAAACTACAACCGCACTCTGAACAGCATGGTTGAGTTCCTGGTGCTAAACAATCAGTACCTTTAGCATCAAAAAATCCACATCTTATACAGATCTGGAATCTATCAGTAGCAACTGCTTCTACATGCTCCTTCTTAAATACCGTATTAGATATACCCTCAGCTATCTGATTAGCATTTTTAAATATATCTAAATATTTAGACCACGTTTTTGCCACTTTTAAAATTTTTTTTATTTATAATATCTTCTTCCATTTGAAACATTGCTGCTTCCATTTGCTTAATATTATTCTGTATATCTTCACTTTTTGCAAAGCCAGAATAAGTTCTTTTTTTTAGATTACCTAATATACTCTTATTCTTTTTTATAGCGTTATTAAGCTTTGTTTTTCTTATTGAAAACATACCTAGACCATCAACTTGTACACGTGGATAATCTAGGTTTGATAGTGCTTTCCTAACTTTACTATAATAAAAAGTTATAAAGTCTTCTACAACGGAAGGATGTACTCCTACTTCTTCTGCAATACCTTTCTTAATCTCATTATGACTCTTGGGCCTCACTTCCTAAAACTTTATAATCTAATAATACTAATCCACTTGTTTGAACATTTATATCTTTATTTATTGATATAGTTTTTTTGTTCTTACCAACCTTAGTTAATAAATTTTTCTTCTCAGCCTTTGTAATTGCATTCCTTGCAGATTGAGGACTTTTAAATATATTTTTATCAACTAGATCTATACAAAACTTTGTAAGTTCAACGTCATCATTTTTAGATAATTCAGCTAAAAACTTTAGATCAGAGTTACTAATTAATATCTCTTGAAAAAAACAATAAGATAGTATTTGATACTTGATTGTTACATCAATATCAACCTGCATTTTTAAATCTACTTTATTAACTATAGCCATATATTATAAACTTAAAATCATATCAACTAAATCAGGATGTGGATAACAATCTGATTTACCTTTTCTTACATTGGTATGAGATAACAAACCTTTTACCTTTCCATTATAAGCATCCATTTGAAAATCAAAACCTTTTGTTGGTCCATACTTTTGAATGTACTGCTTCAAACCAAGTCTAATATCAATACCATCTCTTTCTCCAACATATCTAATCCACTTTTCTGTGGCTTTGATTTGTTTTTCAGAGTAATCATGCCAATAAAGTTTATCTTTAAATGGTTCATCAAGCTTTCTAACTTGTGAATCTATACATTTACTATTGACATATGTTTTATAATCATCATCTAAATAACCCATAGAACATATTTCTATACCTACTGAATGTCTATTCATATAACCTGAACCTGTTTTACCAAGATGAAAACCTTGACAACCTGTTGGAAACGCTTGAACCATTACACCATCATACTCATCATTTCCGTTTCTATGATTTATACCACCTAATACAAACTCTGTAGCTATCCTACCTCTTGTATCTCTACCCCAGTGATCTATACAAGCATATGGGTTAGAGCCTCCTGCTGTATGATGTAAAAAAATGTATTCATTTTTTATAGGGCCTTCAACATATTCTCCTTTTGGTAAGTAGTGTTTATGAATTACTTGATTCCAATTGGTAGTATAGTATTGTAAACTTACATCTGTATCTTCATCTAATTCTTCTGGTACAGCATATTCTAAACTTAGTAAAAGACTCCACACAGTATTATTTACTATACCGGTAACTTCTAGATTTTTATCTAACTGGAATCTTTCAACAGCTTTCTCAGTCATAGGACCAAATATACCATCTTGTTCTAGACCTAATTTATGCTGTAATGTCTTAACATCTGGGCCTTTACTTCCCTTTTGTAGTTGTCTCATAGCTAATCCACTTTTGCTGCTGCATTTTCCATTGCATCCTTAAATGATTTAGCTTCTTCTGAATTAGGGTCAACTCCTTGTTTTTGTGCAGCATACTGCTGTGCCATGAACATTTGAGCTTGCATTCTCTCTGCTCTTGATTTCTCTATGATTGCAAGTAATCCCTCATACTCTGCTTGAACTTCTAGATGAGGTATATTATCTTTATAGAAAGCAGTGATTTCTTCTCTACGCTTTGCTAATTCTTCTTTTGATAATTTAGGATCCTTCTGATCTAGATTATCATTTGGTTTAAGATTTTCTGCCATTGTATTATATTTTTTAAATTAAACATTAATAACAAATATATACATTAATAGTTTAAATCAAAAAAGTTTAATGACTTTTTTTAAATCTTGTTCTTAGTAATAATCTTTATAACGTGCTTTACATCATCTGCATTATAGAATCTAATGCTAGGTTTTAGTGAATTTGGGCATATAAAGTCAATATACCATTCTTTATCATCTGTCTGGTCTTTCCCACTAGAAACAAAGTCAATACCAGCTACACTAAAAGAATAATAATAGAAATCATTTTCAGTGTGAATCTTTTGAAAACATAATTCTTTTATTGAAGCTTCAGTCATTTGTTACCATTTTACTTTATGTGACCAATATCTTGCAGATAGTTTAGATGGTTTAGAATCTTGTGCATTGTGTCTTGCATAATAAGACTTTCTTCTAGCTTTATCTTTAGCTGACTTAGGATTTTTACCTGCACCTCTTACACCTTGTTGACCAAATCTAATTAATTTAGTCTTATCCCCTACCTTTGCCACAACAACATGTGACTTTTTTGGATGATTAGGTGTACGTTTAGGTTTATTATAACCTGAAACGCCTGCTCTAACTAGCTTAGGATCTCTTTTAGAGCCTCCTTTTTTATATTTCATATGATGTCCCATATTTATTTTTTTATGGCCAATTTGATGGCTGAGGTGGTCTTATATTTGGATCTTTCATTTTTATTATTGTTTAATCATTACTATTCCTGGTACATTTAAAGGTGAATTTCCTGTACCATCTGTCTGAAATAAGAATCCAGTTTCTAATCCACCCTGAGCAGCATCTGCATCATCAGCATATGCCGGTAAACTATTTGTAAACTGTAATCCTCCAGCTGTTTCAATAGGAGCATTCATCTTATTTACAATAAATCTATGTGTGCCACCTACATTAGTTGGACCAATATCATGATATATACCTGTATAATCAGTGTGAGCTGCATTTGCATTATTATTATCTACATTAATAAAGATAGCTCTATGATCTGCAATAGTTCCAGCTTGCAAAGCTACATCATAATAATAACCATAGGCAAAGTTTACAACCATATTTGGATTGTCTGTAACCTCACTACGTGCATAATTAGATATTAGAAAGTCTAATTCACTACTAAGACCTGTTGAATTTGGATCATTAGATTTTACAGTGCCTGCAACACCATAAAGTGTACCTCCTATGCTAGCACTAGATCCACTATCTGGTCTATATCTAGATTCAAAAACACCTCCTGATGCACTTGAAAAAGGACCACTACCTGTAAATTGTTGTCTTGCTTGAAATGCTGTAAATTGAGTTGAACCTGAAATAGATGTTCCTGAAAACTTATTATCAAACCAACCTAATTGATTAATACCAGATGCTGCAGGCTGACTAAAATGACTTGTTGCTGCTAGTTTAATAACTCCTGGGCCAGTAAAATTCTCAGTTTGATCAGAAATAAATTCAATAATACCATTTCTTACTGGTGCAGTAAAGCTACTATTTGGTGGATTTATTAAAGAAACACCCGTATCATTTTGAAACATCAAAGAGTCTCCTATAACACTCTCAGGACCATCTGTATAGATTGTAAAGTAATTAGTAGTACCACTTCCTGTTACCTCACCTACATCAAACTCAGCTCTAAGATCACGTAATGATATTAATCTATTATCCATCTTAGGATCATATGCATAAATACCTTCTGGTCCT